CCTCTTATTGCGGGCCGTTCTTGACCCCAAGGCGCGCTATTTTAGGTGATACACATTGACCCGTTTTTGTGCCATCAGGCCGATAAGCTCGGCGAAGTCGCGTCGCCTGGTTCGGTCCGCTGAAATAGGCCGCTCCCGAGCCTTTCTAGATTGCATTACCTTCCGAGTGGTTTGCCGCAGCCGGCGCACGTCGCCTTCAGCTTGAAACCAACAGCGTAATAGTCCTTTGCGACGACGTCGACGACATCCTTGTGGCCGCATGATCGGCAGGTCACGCGCAAGGGAATTGGCTCGTTTCGATCGAGTGGCGCTAGGTTCAGTTGACCCTTGCGCTTTGGCCGGCCGCCTCCATAGCCTCGGAACGTAGGCATTTTTTGCTCCTTCATCAGTATGTTACGAGCCATGCTGACCGCTCGGCTCCACGCCTTGTCGCGAGCGTCCTCGACCCTAGCTGGGACGTCGAGAAGCTCGGCCGACGACCATCGCCAAGCCGTCGAATGGTTGACGCCGGCGCGGGTGGCGACAGCGTCGATTGTCATCAATCCGGCGCGCAAAACCATAAGCGCCGCAAGGCGGTTGATTGTGTGGGTGTTCGGAGCGTTGGTCATTTGCGCAATAAGGTATTGCGACGCCGCAACCTCGTCAAGCAAAACCAGCGCAACCAGACCTAATCCTGTGCGTGACAAATCAATACGTTAGCGTGGTGCGCCAAAATAACCATTGACGCCGACCCAAATTTCCGATCAATCTCCCCGCGCCCCCCTCGCGCGTAACCTCTCATCCTGTTCGGGCAACGCAGGGCGCGCGAATAGCGCGCGAGCCCCCGGCGCTACACGCAGAGCGGAAAGCCACCAGCCGCAACGACGAGCAGCGAACCTAGAAGATAGAGCGCACCTCACCAAAATGGCGCTCTGTTCCCAGATTATCATCGCTGCGTCCTCTTCAAAGCACGCGCCTGACGGCGCTTGAAGAACACCAAAAAGAAGGCGACCAGGCAGCGAGCGAGAAGAAAGAATCGACGCATAATCACGTCGTCGAGCAGGCATCAAGCGCCGGTCTAGAAGTTAAATCCCGCCTATCAAAAGATGCGCGCGGCGCGCCGGCCGGGCCTCGACCTCCCCTCGTCCGGCGCTTCAAGCGGCATGGCGAGGCGGCGGGCCCCAAAGTCGCCGCCTCGTCGCAAGGTTCGGAAAATACCTACAACCACTTCGCGCGGCGGCTCGGGTCGAGAGCGGATCGGCTCACGCCTTCAAAGCATCGCAACCGGGATAGCGCCAACTCGGCCGCCCGCGCGGACCATCAATTTCAACCTGGAGAGGTCCAATGACGACGACGATCAAGGTCACGAGCCACAACTACCCGGCGCTCGTCGAGACGTTCGTGCGCGGCTGGAACGCCGAGCAGAACAAGCCCGACGAGTTCCTCCGCAAGAGCGACGCGCGCGTCCTGAAGCCGGCGGACGGCGAGCAGAGCTTCTATTGCACGACGAGCATGGAGATTCGCGTCGTCGATCTCGAATACGACGATCCGCGCGTTCCGGCGCCGCCGGCGGTTGTCGAAGCGGCGCCTGCCGCCGAGGAACCCGTAGCGGCCGCGCCCGCGGCTCCGATCGAGCCGGCCGCGCCGTTGCAGGCCGAGCAGACCGAGGCCGCTCCGGCAGCGCCGGAGGCGATCGTCGAGCCTGTTGCCGCGGTCACCGCGCCGGCCGACCCGGCGCTCGCCGAGCCGAAGGCGGCCGACCCATCGCCGGCCGCTGGTAGTGGGCTCCTTTGATTAAGGCAAACCGGTGCCCCGGCACCCATGATTTTCTTTCTCGTTCGTCGCCCAGAGACAGCGGGAGACGTCAGAGCCGGCAAATACCTCTGCATATAAAAGAGCAATTGTTGCAACAATAAACGCGAAGGTCCACCAAAAATGAGAAAAATGCCAGACCTCAATATAGTCAATGAGAATAAAGAAGGCGTAAACAGCAACATAAGCGAGCGCTTTTCCCAATTTGGTGGGCTTATAGTCATACCATTTTTGGTTGGCATGTTCTTTGGGATGTTCGTTGGGGTCCTGCTCGCCCATCACTGATTCCGTGCGCTGGTGTATGCCTCAGGTGGCTGAGACAGTCGCGGCTTCCCACGCCTCAAGCACTCCGACGATATCGCCAATTTCCCAAAGCCGGCGCGTGACGCCAGCGGCCATCGCGGGCGTCGTCCGCAGCGTCTTATGAATGCGGACGAAGTTATAATACATGGCGAAAAGTGCATGTGGCAATCTTTTGTCGCCGCCGAGGCCACGCTCGATGCGACAGGCCAGACCTTCGCCGAAGTCGCGGCGGCCAGGAATGTGGAGGCGACCTGATGGCTCGCAAGCCGCGACGCGGAACCGAACGAATCCCGAAGCCGAAGCTCCCGCCGCACCGGCCGCCGCACGCGCCGGACGAACGACTCCGCACCTTGGTCAAGTGGCTCCGCATCGGCGGCAACACGCAGGAGAGGATCAGCGAGGCGATGAGCCTCGATCCGAAGACGCTCCGCAAGCACTATCGCGCGGAGCTGGACGAGTCGAAGCGCGATATCGACGCGCTGATGACAAACTCCATCGTGATGATGGGCCTGGGCGGCGAGGAGCGCGACTGGACCAAAGCGAACATCACCGCCGCGATCTTCTACGCAAAGACGCAGATGGGATGGAAAGAGCCGCCGCAAGCGATCGCGCACAGCGGCGTCGTCGGCTCATACGACGCGGAGAAGCTCAAAGATCTGAGCGACGAGGAGTTGAGCGACCTTGCAGAAGTTCTCGCCCGAATCTCTCCGGCGACTCCCGTCGCTGGCGGCGGTTCAAACGGAACTGGCGCGTAGGCAGGCGGAACGCGCCGGCCATAACGCGCGGTCGGCGACGCAGACGCTTCTCGACTTCACAAAGTACACGACGCCGGACTATCTGATCGGCTGGTTCAATCAAGACATTTGTCGGCGGCTCGACAAGTTCCTCGCCGACGTCGCGGCCGGCAAGCGACCGCGCTTGATGATCTTTGCGCCGCCGCGGCACGGAAAGTCTGAGCTCGGCTCTCGCAAGCTGCCAGCCTACGCGCTAGGCCGCTATCCGGATTTCGAGGTCATCGGCGCGAGCTACAGCGCCGATCTTGCCGACTCGATGAGCGCCGACGTCCAGCGCATCATGAGTTCGGAAGCGTATCGCGTCGCGTTTCCGGAGACGCGGCTCGCGCGCTCTGGCGCTCGCCAAGCCGGCGACGAGAACTGGAAACGGACGGACGACTAATTCCAAGTCGTCGGCCGCCGCGGTTCCTATCGTTCGGTCGGCGTCGACGTCGGCATCACCGGGCTAGGCGGCCGCATCGTCATCATTGACGACCCGGTCAAAGACGCAAACCAAGCCGCGAGCGCGACCTATCGCGAGAAGGTTTGGACCTGGTACACGCAGACGCTCTATTCCCGCCTCGAGCCCGGCGCGGGGATCATCCTCATCATGACTCGCTGGCACGTCGACGATCTCGCCGGCCGTTTGCTCGCCGCGCAGGAGACCGGCGGCGATAAGTGGGAAGTCGTTTCCTATCCCGCGATCGCCGAAGTCGACGAGACATTCCGACGCATCGGCGACCCGCTCTTCGCCGCACGCTACGATCTCGCGGCGCTGCAACAGATCCGCGGCGCGGTCCTGACTTACGCATGGTCGTCGCTCTATCAGCAACGACCGGTGCCGCGCGAAGGCGCGCTCTTCAAGATGGCGTGGTTCGCCGAGAAGATCGTCGACATCGCGCCGGCGGACTGTATCTGGTGGCGGCATTGGGATTTGGCGGCGAGCACGGCGCAAGCCGGCGCGCAGAATCAAGCCTGGACGGCCGGCGTCAAGCTCGGCTATTCGCCGTCGCTCAAACGCTACTATGTTGGCGACGTCAAACGCGTTCAAGAAGAAGGCGACGACGTCCGGCGGACGATCCATGTCGTCGCGGTCAACGACGGCAGGCAGGTCAAGATCAGCCTGCCGCAAGACCCCGGGCAAGCCGGCAAAGTTCAAGCGAAGGATTTCATCGCCGGGCTCGCCGGCTTCATCGTCAAAGCCGAGCGCGAGACGGGCGACAAGGTCACGCGCGCCGAGCCGTTCGCCGCACAGTGCCAAGCCGGAACCGTCTATCTTGTCCGCGGCGCATGGAACACCGCCTATCTCGATGAGCTGTGTCTCTTTCCGTCGAGCGCGGCAAAGGATCAGGTCGACGCATCGAGCGGAGCCTTCGGCCGACTCTCCGGCGGTCAGGTGATCCCGATTGTCATTCCGTTCGTTCACAGCGTCTCACGGACGTTCCCATAACCAGAAGGCGGCGACGTAATGGCGAAGTCTCCGGCCGCGCGCCGCGCCAAAGACCCGAACTTGAACGGCGGTTCCTACGGCGCCGTGCCGGTCTACGACAACGGAATGAAATTTGCCGATCTCGGCTCGACGGGCCTGCGCGCGTTCTCCGGCTGGGTTCGCGAAGAATATCTGCCGCAGCTTCAAGGTCGGCAGGCCGCGCGCGTCTTCCGCGAGATGCTCGACAACTCGCCGATCGTCGGCGCCGTGATGTTCGCGATCCTCGGCGTCATGCGCAAAGTCGAGTGGCGCACCGAGCCGGTCGACGACACGCCGGCGGCGAAAGAAGCGCGCGACTTCGTCGACTCGCTCCGCTTCGACATGTCCGACACTTGGGAAGACTTCATCACCGAAGCGCTCTCGATGCTCGGCTATGGCTTCGCGCCGCATGAGATCGTCTACAAGCGGCGCGCTGGCCTCAAGCCGTTCGGCTCGGCCGTTCCGTCGAGCCAATTCGACGATGGCGCAATCGGCTGGCACCGCTTGCCGATCCGCGGCCAGGACACGGTCTTGAAGTGGTTCTTCGGGCCGAATGGCGAAATCCTCGGCTTGACGCAACAGCCGTGGGTCGGAACGCTCATCGACCTGCCGATGGAGAAGATGCTTCTCTTCCGGCCGTCGCAGCACAAGAATAATCCTGAAGGAAAATCGATACTTAGGACCGCGTATCGCTCGTATTATTTCGTCAAGCGGCTCGAAGAACAGGAGGCGATCCTCTTCGAGCGCATGAGCGGCATTCCAGTGATCAAGGTTCCGAACTCGTTGCTCGAGGGCGCCGCGGACGGAAACCCGAACGCCGTCGCCGCGCTCAACGCTTACAAGAAGCTCGTCGCCAACGTCCGGATCGACGAGCAGATGGGTATTGTGATCTCGTCCGACGTCTACCAGACCGGCACCGGCGCCGGCAGCGTGCCGATGTACGAGTTCAAACTCGAAACGCCGAACTCCGGCCGGTCGAACCTCGACGCCGACACACCGATCAAGCGGCACAAGATCGACATCATGACGTCGGTGCTTTGCGACTTCCTCGAAATGGGGCATACGAGCCGCGGCGCGCAGAACCTAGCCGACACGAAGGTCGACCTGTTCATGCAGGCGGTCGAGGGCTGGCTCAACGCGATCGCCGCCGTCATCAATCGCCACGGCCTGCCACGGCTCTGGGCGCTCAACGGCTTCGATCCGGCGACGATGCCGCAGATCGTTCCGGACATGGCGCAGCGAATCGACCACGACATCTTCTCGAACATGATCCTGCGGCTTTCGCAGGCCGGGATGCCGCTCTTCCCCGATCCGGAGCTCGAACAATATATTCGCGACACGCTCGGCCTGCCGGATGCCGGCGAGAACGCGGCAATCACCGAAGACGAGACGCTCGAGGTCGCCGAACCTGATCCGACGCAAGCCGCCGACAAGCGCAAGCGCCTGCAGGCGACGATCAAGAAGCAACTGGTCCACTATCTTGCGAAGCGAGGTCGCAACAAATGAAGACGGATAGCGACGATCTGAAGCGCCAGAT